TTTCACATCTTTTGATGTGAAATACACGTGTATAGGAATTGGTTCATGATGAATTGCTCGCCTGGGATGACCATGGTAACTCAATCTACAATGTGATCAAGTGCCGGCTGTTTGAAGCGGCGGTATTTTCTATCTTTCCAATCATGAAGAATGAAGAATTTGCAAACCTATTTTACTACAGCAGTCTATTATCAGACTGCTATAACAAAAATGATGAGCATGTTATGAGATTCAGAACGATAAAAATCTCAACCCTTTATGTTTATATTCTAGCTCTAGAATTCAATTGAGCATTTAAATACAAATATAAAAATTATATAATCTGTCCAAAAACAAAAATTTGCTTTTATGCGTTGCTTTTATATATTTGACAGACACACTGCAAGTGTACTATTATTAAGTTAGCTAGTGGTATTTCAGCCTCTCCGTGTGACTAATTAGTCGCCGACGCTGTTTATCTCTAAGTAGAGTGCGTGATTTTATCCGCATATGCGATACACTGGCCTGGAAAATGTTGTCCAGGTTTAACAGATAGATGTATCTTTATCTTTTCTAACTTTTTAATGTTGTGACTTTGTACATACCCCTAGGTAAAAGTGCCGAGTGGGCGGTTTATCCATCCGGAAAATGGAGACCGGCTGAGGAGCCCTACAACCTCTTTACGAAACAGATACACATAAACATTTTTAGCAATAACAATGTTTTACCAAAACTATCTCGATTACGAAACTGAATGTGACATTTTTGAGAATGGATTTGATGATGTGAGTATCCAATCCGGCGATGCCGGATTCTTTTCGAATATGCTTGAAAAAGCGATTTCAAAGATCGCTGTTTTCCGTGGTGTCAAGGAAGAAGAAACCCAAAATGTGGTTGACCTTGTGGTTAACACTTTTGAGGCGATCCCCTTGACTCTGCAAGACTTGGCTAGTGCCCGTTCGGGCGCACAAGTTATGGGCGCTTTAATGCGCGCTTTCAAAATGTTTACGAGAATGAATATTCTCACAGCAGCATTCGATGCTGGCAAGTGGATTTTGGAAGCACTAACCAATCTTACTCGTGAATCACCTGAGTATACTTCTATTCAAGGTGGTGAGTTTAGTTGGGTTATTACAGGAGCTAATCAGCTCCTGAGTAATTATCAAGGAGTGCGAAATAGCGCCTTGGTTAATAAACTCAAGACATTACTTGAGTACCTTTTGGCATCCGGACTAATGACGTCCTTGGGTGTCACTTATAAGAACTTGCGTTTTAGCGATTTTGAAAGTCGCCAATCAAAAGCTGGACATTCGTCAGTTGAAGGCTTCGTCTTTTCGATGCTTGAAACGACTGTCTGGATTATTGAACGCTCAGTTCAAGCGGTGGAGCTCGGCTCTTTCGCGCCCTTTCTTCACAACAGTGAGAACTATGTGAAGTGGGCAAACAAAGCTCAACGAATTTGTGAAGATTCGTTGAAAATGGGTGCAGCACCCACTCTTGTATGCCAAATTGAGCACGCTTCTGATGAGGAGCGAGATGCTTGTATGGACTGCAAGAAATTTGCTGAATTGGATGAACACACTTTCACCAAAAGATTGCAATCTGCAATTGATGAAGGTGAAATGATTGAGAAATTTGCTACTGGTTCTTCTGAAAAGGAGCCAGTGAAGAAGATGATGCGCGAATTGCGCATTATTGAAGCAAAATTCTTATCTAAAGATCGCGCGCAGCGCGATCGGCGTCCACCCTTTGCCATGTTGGTCTTTGGACCTACTTGCGTGGCCAAAACCATGTTTATGAACATCTTGTTTAGTCATTATGCGAAAGTTCACAACAAAGATCCCTCTGTGGAATGTATGTGGACTCGCAATTGTCTGGACAAATATTATTCAGGGTATAAGTCATCTAAATGGTGCATCCGATTGGATGATATCGCTATGTTCAAACCCTCTGGGACTCTTGATCCTTCGATGGCTGATGTCATCATGTTGCAAAATGGTGTCAATTTTATTGCACCTATGGCATCAATAGAGGATAAGGGTGTTATCCCTGTCAGACCAGAATTACTTTTGGCTTCCACCAATCAGGAAGATCTTAATGCACATGCATATTTCAGTTGCCCTGAAGCAGTGCGTAGGAGATTTCCGTATGTTGTCTCTCTCACTTTGAAAGATGATTACAAGTTGAAAGGAACCCAAATGTTGGATACGTCCAAGATTCATGTCGAACCCGATTCTTACCAAGATATTTGGAAGATTGAATTGAGGAGATTCAGGGTGACAGTGAATGAGGAAACTGGTGTGAAAACTCTTGAAACATATACTGAGGATGCGTGGAAGGATATTGATTCTTTCTTAGCATATTACTCTCGTCTTACTCTCGAATTCAAACTCCACCAAATGCGCGCTGAGAAATCAGCTGCTGACATGCGGTGTATTGATCTTTGTACATCATGCTACAGATCTAAACTCAAGTGCGCTTGTGGTGAAGATATTGTTCCGTATGAAGAAGCAGAAAAAGATGAGGAAGGGTATAGGCTTCAAGGGGGTGAGGATAACCTCCCAGTCTATGGCAACTCAAAATTGGAGGCGATCCATGATCGCAAATTGGCTCCAAAAGAGTATGCTCGACAAATGCAGAAGTATTATACTTCTGTGCAAGGGGGTGACAGTGACTATGATAGGGTACTTACCCGCATGCAAGAACCTTTATCACAAGAAGAATTTGCGGCATTATTGGCCAAAGTTCGTACGTGTATGGAAGTGACTCCTCGTGAGAAAGATCTCATTAGTCTGAAAGGACAGATGGAAGATATGGCTCGCGAACGTATGCAAGATGACGAGTCGGATGATTCTTCAGATGATGAATTTTCTGATTCGTATGAGAACCCTTTCGAAGCAGATGTCGAAGATTGGGAAGAGGAACACAACTCTTGGGTTGTAAAATCTCTTGATTGGATCGATGACAGTGCTATGCGTGCACGTACACGTGCTTGGGGTATTGCCCATAACGTATGTAGCGCAATTGAACCTACTGTGGACAAATTTATGACTGCAGTATCAGATTTGATGATTCTTTATCAAATCAAACGGTTCAAGCGCATCTTGCAGAATGCTGGAGAAAGCATTCATGCCAGGTGCTCGAAACCACTCGTGGGTGGTTTTTGCGCTCTTCTTTTGTCAGCGTGGACTATCTGGAAGACTACTAGTTGGTTTGCCTCCCAGATGTTGCCTCAGACTGATGTGCAAACATGTGGCACAGTTCCATCGTTCTTTGAGAAGGATGAGAAAGCCAATCCTTGGATTCGTGAAGAAATTATCCTATCCGAATTTCAGGTCCCCTCGAAGAGTCGGGGTTGGGCAAACTTGAGTTGCGACATTGTGAAGCAGAAATTGCTTCCAAATGTTGTCGCCATCAAGACTGAATATGAAGATAAGGATGGTCTCCATCATTTTCCCGCTACAGCGATTTGTGTTTCTGGTCATATTTATATGACCAACAATCACTGTATTCCCACTGCTGAGCAGAAGACTGTTCATTTGTGTCAGGAACCATACACTGGAAATGTCGGTAAGAACATTGTGTTCACACTATCTGAGAAGATGGTGTATCGTATTCCAGAGAAGGATATTGCATTCTTCTGGTGTTTGTTACCTCCCAAGATGGATACTTCGGAATTGTTTCTGAAGAATCCTGCGCCTGGGATGGTTTGTTCTGGTTTCTATGTTCATCATAAGTTTGGACAATTTGCGGAAACCACTGATTGCGCAGCTATTAGGAATGAGCAACAAATGTTGCCTGCTCCCATTTCTGCACAAATGAATTGTTGGTCTTCGACTCCACAGAAGTTGACTGTCTTTGGAGATTGTGGCTCTCCCTTGGTTGGCATGACCCCTTTGGGTCCTGTCATCCTCGGCATCCACCAATCTCTGACTGGCAAGCGTGCAGCATCAGTGCAAGTTTTGGCTTGCGATATTGCTAATGCTGTGAGTTTTTATGGAGCTCAAGTGCAATGCGGAGAACCAAATTTGCGTGATGATATTGGATCATTGCATCCAAAATCAGTTCTTTTCTGGCCAGAAGAAGGTCAGGCGCATATTTATGGTAGCGCTCCGCGTGGAGCGTTCCGCAATGCACCGAAGTCTCGAGTTCGCCCAACTTTTATTAGTGAGGCAGCTCAGGAAGAAGGCTTTGAGCGGAAGCATGATAAACCCGTTATGAAGGGTCCCGAAGTGTGGTACAACAATGTTGTTCCTACTCTTACCCAAAATTACCTTTTTGATAAGGCGGTTTTGGATGTCTGTGTTGATCAGTTTTCCACTGATATTATCAAGTCACTTGATGCTCGACAATTGTCGGAGATGGTGAAACTTGATGATAAGACAACAATGAATGGCTATCCAGGTGTGAAATTCCTGGACAAAGTCAATCGACAGACGAGTATGGGATACCCCTATCGCAAATCCAAGCAACAATTTATTGTTCCTTGTGATGAGTGTGATGAATGGGCTGATGCTGTGGAGTATGTTGATGAAGTGAAGGATGAGATCCGATTGATTAGGGAAGTATACGCTCGTGGTGAGCGTTACATGCCTGTATTCATTATGAATCTCAAGGATGAACCTGTCACCCATGCCAAGATCGCTATCAAGAAGACCCGTGGTTTCATGGGTGGTCCTGCAGCGTGGCAATTTGTGATGAGACAGCATTTGCTGTCTTTTGTCCGCATTTTCCAACTCAACTCGACTATTTTTGAAGGTGCCCCCGGGATGAATTGCAATAGTTGTCAATGGCAACATTTGCGAGAATATCTCGTGCAACATGGTGAGGACCAAATGATTGCTGGAGACTACGCTAAATTTGACAAGCGTATGTCACCACTTTTCATCCTTGCTGCCTTTGAAGTTATCATCTCGGTTCTGCGTGCTGCAGGACGATCGGAAGAGGATTTATTGGCAATTATGTGCATTGCGCATGATGTGGCCTATCCCCTCACCGATGTTCAAGGTGATTTTGTTGAGTTTTTTGGATCAAATCCTTCAGGGCATGCTCTGACTGTGATTGTGAACTGTATTGTCAACTCTTTGTACATGCGATATGTATATCTCAGCCTGAATCCTGATGGTGAAGTTGCGAGTTTCAAGTCTAATGTTAGCTTGATGACATATGGTGATGATAATGTACAGGGTGTATCAAAACAAGTTCCCTGGTTCAATCATACCACTATCTCGAACTTCCTCGCCAAGTATGATGTGCAATATACTATGGCTGATAAGGAATCAGAATCTGTGCCCTACATTCACATTTCTGAGGTGTCGTTTTTGAAACGCCGCTTCGTGGATGTTGAGGGTCGCATCGCGTGTCCTTTGGAATGGGATTCCATTGAGAAGATGTTGACATCGTGCGTCGCTAGTAGATCTGTTGTGCCTGAAGAGCAGGCAATTCAATCTATTCGTAGCGCGATTGGTGAGTTTTTCCAATACGGTCGCAAGACTTTTGAGGAAAATGTGCAGAAGATGCGTCGGATTGTCAAAAAATGCAACTTGGAGGATTATGTTCAATTGAGCACTTTCCCGAGTTATGACGACTTGTTGATTGCATATATTGAAGCCGGACGTGGCTGTAGGCAATGTTCTCCCTGCCTCGCGTAAAGCAAAAGAAGGAGTTCTATGTTGTATGATCCCTGTATATTGATTTTCACTGTGACGTATATTATGCATATTACATATTTCCCACATGGGCGTTCCCCAAAGTCTCTTTTTAGAGATGGTATTGTTGGATACCAAATTAGTGTTCTTTCTACTTGTTTTGTATAACTCTACATTTCATTTTATTTTATGAGTTTCTGTATATAATTTATGTGTAGATGATCTATCGTGCGTTCAGACGACGATCATTGAAGAACAGCTGAACACTGTGATACAGAGTGGTGAAGCGGATGTTGTTGATCCGTTAAACACAGATAAGAACATGACTGAAGTCACTGTTGAGAATATTCATTTCGAAGAAGCTCAACCGACTACTGTCGTGGATATATCTGGAGAACAAGACACCTCTGTCGTTTCTGGTGATGATATTGCATCCTTGGGGAAGTTCTTAGAACGACCTGTAAAGATTCATTCTTTCCAATGGAACGAAGGGGATACTTTTTCTCTCACTCCTACCACTTTTTACCCTTGGTATTTGTATTTCAACAATCCATATATTAAGAACAAACTAGCGAATTTTTCGCGCTTGCGTTGTAAGATGCATATTACTTTTCGTTTTAATGCTTCTCCATTTTATTATGGTTCAATGCGAGCTATCTGGGACCCATTGGCCTCAGGCAAGTTTGATCCTAAGACTCCTTCAGACGCTATATCAATGTCACAAACTCCTGGAGTGTACATTGAGCCTCAAGAAGGGTCATCTGTGGAAATTACATTACCTTTCCTCTATCCTCTTGATTGGTTGGACACTTCGTCCGCTGCTAATTTACAAGGGGTTGGGAAAATGATGTATGAGATCTATGCGCCTCTACGATCCGCTAATGGTGTGTCGGGAACGGGAATTACCGTTACTGCTTACGCACATGCTGTGGATCTTGAGGTAGCTGGGCCAACTATTGCGGCCGTCTTGCAATCGGGAATTATTTCCGGACCTGCAAGTGCAATCGCCACTGCTGCATCAGCCTATACCTCAAATGTGAAGGTTGGGCCTTATGCTAAAGCGATTAAGGTTGGAGCGACACTTGTTGCTTCAGTAGCCAGGATGTTTGGCTTTTCCAATAGCCCCGTAACATCTGATGTTATTCCTCATCAAAATAAGGTGTATCATGCTTTTGCAAACACCGAGACTCGGATGCCAATTGACAAATTGGCTTTGGATCCGAACAATGAGGTTACATTGGACAATAGGGTTGCTGGAATAGATCCAGTAGATGAATTGGACATTACGAGTATTGTTACTCGGCCTAGTTTTATCGGTATGGTGGATTGGACTGAGGCGAAAACCACTGGGGCACGATTGTGCTTTGGTAAAGTTTCGCCTTCTATGTTCGGACCTACTACATTCACCGAAGGCACATACTTCAATCCTACCCCAGCTGGGTGGGTTGCCGAGATGTTTCGCTTTTGGAGAGGTGGTATGCGGTATTATTTCAAAGTTGTTCGATCGAGATATCAGAAGGGTCGGTTGATTTTCAACTGGGACCCTAACGGTTTGCTCGATGCAGCTGATGTTGAAACCGCATTATTTTCGAAAGTTTTTGATCTTTCATCCGATGAACAAGGTTTTGAAGTCGTTATTCCATATAAGGCAGCACCCCCTTGGTTGAAAGTTGGCAACATTGCTTATTTTTCGACCACTGGTGTTACCTATTCCTCCAGCACAACTAATGGCAATTGGCAACTGGCTGTTGTAAATCCACTTACTGGAGCAGCGTTGGCTAACACTGTTTCTATTTTGGTTTACGCCAGTGCATGCGATGATATGGAGTTTGCAGCTCCACGAGCATTGCCAGATTATTATGCTACGGAAGTACAATCAGGACCGATGGACGGATCTGCTCTTGCACCAGTACCACATTTGAATGATTTCACTGTTGGTGAATCTATCAAATCTCTGCGTGTGTTGTTGCATCGCACAACACTTTCTACAAGCTCTGTTATAGGAGCTGCAGATGTGAACACTGGATATGTGACGGGCAGGTACCATCTATCAAGCTTTTTCCAAAATATTCCACCAGAACCAGGTTTCTTACCCAACTTAGGCTTTAATCAAGCTAAGGGAGGGAAAGTGCCAGCAACGGTCAAACGTGCGAATTTTTGTAAAATGCATCCTATCAATTGGATCTTAACGGCATTTGTGGGCTATCGTGGCTCAGTGAATGTGCATGCAGTGGTTTCTTCGAATGGTCTCATTGAGAATATGAACGAAATGTCCATTTCTCGAATTGATCATACTCCTATTGTTGACAGCAGCAAGAGGATTTCGAATAATCTCAATACTGGCATCGCACTCACAAGTCCTATCGATGGTGAAGCCGTTATATCAGTCAATGAATATTGGACT